CTCTACAAAAAATTCTTTGGACCTGCTTTGGCTTGGTTCAAGAACGAACTGACAATTGCTCCTCCCTACGAGGATTATCAAACAGTTTGGTTCTGGAGAGAGTTGAATTAAACAACAGCAGAGTCTCTGTCAAAGACAAGGACAGAGATGAGATGCTCGCAGGCATGGGTTGGAGTATTTTTAGGATAGCATGTGAAGAAAATCCTTCTCGAGAAGAGTTGAAAAAAATGTTCCTTGATTTACCATTGAATCATGATTGATAATGACAAAGAATATTTGAATCTTAGCAATGATCGCATCTTTGGTACAATCGAGGGGGAAGGCGAGTACGTCGGTTACCCCTCTGTTTTCCTGAGAATGGCTGGTTGCAACCTGACTTGCAAAGCGTTTGTTTCTGCAGATAGTCCTAATGGCTGTGATTCATATGTTTCATGGTCAGTCAAGAACAAGACTACCTTCAATGAAGTGTTTGAGCTCATGGAGCGAAACAATTTCCATGAGCATCTCAAGCATGGAGCAATATTCAAATTGACTGGAGGCGAACCAATTGCTTCTCAGAGATCTCTTTTGAAGTTCATCGAATCCTTTGTGATCAGATACGGATTTCTTCCGAGGATTGATTTCGAGACGAATGCTACAATTCAACCCGATGAGCGCTGGGTAACAGAGTTCAATGCTACATTCACTACTTCTCCAAAGCTGAGCTCAAACGGAGATCCTGAAGACAGAACATACAAACCAGAAGTTCTCAAGTGGCATGTTGCTCATGGATCTGGATTCAAGTTCGTGATCACTTCTGATCGAGATATCGAAGAGATCTGGAGAAAATATGTCAAAGATGATCAAGGAATCCATGTTCCTTTGAACAGAATCTGGTTCATGCCTTGCTGCGGTTCCAGACAAGAACATATTGAACGAGCTCCTGCGGTAGTTGAGTACGCAAAAGCAATGCACGTGAAATTCAGCCCTCGATTACATCTTCTGATTTGGGACAAAGCTCTTGGCGTTTGACCTTTTCAACAACGACAGTAAATAATCAAATGCGCATCGCAATAACAGGTTCGACATCAGTGGGGAAATCTACCTTGATCAAGCAATTTCTTCAGGAATGGCCAATGTACAAACAGCCAGCCAAGACCTACAGAGATATCATCAAAGATCAGAACATTCAGCTCAGCAAACAAGGAAACAAAGAATCTCAGCGAGCAATCTTGAATGCTCTTGTTGATGAAGTTCAATTGGCCAGCGTTTCTGATGACCGGCATATCATCTTTGATAGATGTACAGTGGACAACATTGCTTACTCTTTGTGGCATTATGCAAAAGAGACACCAGGATTCACAAACGAATACATCATTGACAGCAAAGCAATTGCTGCTCTTGCTTTGAAACATGTTGATGTGATCTTTTATCTGCCTATCAGACAAGAAATCCCCATTACTCCAAGAGATGGACGAGAAACTGATCCAGTATTCAGAGAAGAGATTGACAACATTCTAGACGCATTGGTAGATTCTTATGAAAAAAACACAGGAGCCTTCTTCCCAACAGAAGATTGTCCTGCAGTGATTCGCTTGGAAGGACCTCCGGACATGAGAATTCCTCAGATGAAGTTGTATATCAAAGAGAACGGAAATGGATATGGAGAAGAAGACGGATCTTTGATTGATGCTTCCAAAGTAGTGCTGGACGGAGAACAAGCTCCCTTCTAATTCAACGACAATTATAATCATTCAAACTCTGGATCTTGATGGTCCAAAGTTTTTGTTTGAACGAGGTTAAATAGCTTGGTGAAATCTTCTGATCAAATCCTTCTAGAACAGGCTTATCTCAGCATCCTCGAGAACGAGAGCACTAGTGTGCTGATTCCAAGAAGAAGCAAGGAAGAGCGTTCAAAGAACCATGTCAAGGCAATTCAACAACGGATACAGCAGTATATCAAAAACGGAAGTCAAGGAGATTTAGATCTAAGCGGCACTCCAATCGCTAGTCTGCCTCAAAATTTAAAAGTAGGAGGACATTTGGATCTAAGAGGCACTCAGATCACCAGTCTCCCTCAAGGATTGGAAGTAGAAGGGGAATTGTATCTGAGCAGAACTTCTATCGCTAGTCTGTCTCAAGACCTGAAAGTAGCAAGGGATTTGCATCTAAACAACACTACAATCACTAGCTTGCCGCAAGGATTAAAAGTGAGAGGGAGCTTGTATCTAAGTGACACTCCAATTGCTAGTCTGCCTCAAGGACTGGAAGTAGGAGAGGACTTGAGTCTAACCAACACTCAGATCACTAGCTTGCCTCAAGGATTGAAAGTAGGAAGGAGCTTGTATCTAACCAACGCTCCTATCACCAGTTTGCCTCAAAGTTTAAGAGTAGGAGGGAGCTTGATTCTAAACAACACCTCCATCACCAGTTTGCCTCAAGGATTACAAGTAGCAGGGGATTTGTATCTAAACAACTCTTCAATCACTAGTCTCCCTCGAGGATTGGAAGTAGGAGGGTACTTGATTCTAACCGACACTAAGATCGCTAGTCTGCCTCAAAATTTAAAAGTAGGAGGGAGTTTGGAGCTGAGAAACACTCAGATCACTAGTCTGCCTCAAGGATTGGAAGTAGGAGGGAGCTTGGAACTAGGCAACACTCCCGTCAGCAAGAAGTATTCAGAGCAACAACTCAAAGACATGCTTCCTGGAGTCAAAGGAAAGATATACTTGCGCTAAGTCGACAGACTAAATTCTTCTAGAAGCAGCTTATCTCAGGAATGAACAAATTTGACCAAATATACAATAAGTTTGCGAGCATGAGCTTTTTCGTAGAAAGTCCTGATTACTACGAAGGAGGAGAATTCCACGAGCAGATGAATTCCCTTGACTACAACAAGGAGAAAACTTCAGACCTCATCAAAGATTCAGAGTTCTTGTTCAAATTCAAAGGTTATGATGTATACAAATTTCAACATCCCTTCTTCGAAGAAGACGTGTCTTATTTCTTGATCAAACACGGTGTCACGGAGGGAGCAACACATATTGCCAGCAAGAAGTCTAACAACTTTTGTTTGGGCGTTTGGCAAAGGAATGTTCCAGAAAACACAGGATTGATCAGAAGCTTTTATGCGGAATGCTTGTCTAGCATGTACGATTCCATCATTTCTGACAAAACTGCGAACAAACTTGGAATGAAATTCTGGGAAAAGCTTTTGAATTACTTTTCTGAACACGGTTACCAAGTCACTGTTCTTAGAGGAAGTTTGACAAACGAGGAGCCTTATATTCACTCAAATTTTTTGAATTATTGGACAACGGTAAACAAAGAGACTGGCTCTGATCCAACCTTTGTTTCAAACAAGAACATCTTGTTCAAAATCCGTTTCAAGCAACCTTGATTCGGTTCTTCTTGACAAATCCATCAAACTTCTGGCGCGTCTTTTGAGAACGAAGACTGGATTCCGCAGCCATCTCGAGTTCCGGACAAGTCAGATCATACACTCCGCAGTATGGAAAGGGAACGTACTTCATCATTCCTTCAAAATAGGTATCAACAAATGGTTTGACACGCTTGTTGAGATTCTTTTTTGACATGCACAGAACCTTTGGAAACGCGCTTGAGGTATTCTTGAATGTTGTTTCGATGCTTCGAAGCATGAAGCCCAGAATGATCTTTCGGCCATCGAGACTGTTGAGGGACAGATTATGCTTTTCAGCAAATTCAATGGCAGTCTTCATTCCTTGCTCAAAAGCAGGATAGATGTCAATCACGCAGATTCTGGATTTTGGAAACGTTTTTGTCATGGCTTGAGGTTTTTGGGACATTTTCCTAGTCGAACATTGATTATGCCATTGTAGTAGGAATCTTTCAACAGCACTTCTTGTTGTATCTGAAGCTTTATTTCTTGGTAGCCCAATTCCCATTTTGAACCACACCATTGAAGGATCACAAAAGAGAAATTTTCTTTTCCATACTTCGTGATGTCTTCGTTGAGTTCTTTGGACGAGCCAGTGTACGTTTTCCAGTCGGACTCTTTTTGAGATATCCTGTTCCGCGTTTTTCCTTTGAGAGGCTTTCGTTTCACGCGAGAATTGCATTGCTTCTTTCCAATGTACTTCTTGGGTTCCGGAAGCGCGTTGTTGGTGATCTCGTAGATGAATCCAAACGGTTCTGGAATCACGTCAAGCCCTTTGTGCAGTTTCCAATGTCCAAGGTCTTCCATCACTTCTTCCTTGATTTTGAGTCTCGACTGGATCTTCCTGTTCTTCTGCTTCTGAGAGAATTTCCTCTGGTATGTCTGGCCATCTTGTTGTTTGCTCGACGAGGCTGAGTCATGTCTTCATCAGGAGATCTGTCATGCCATGTTCCGCTGTTGTCGTGATGAGAGGGAGCAGCCTTGAGATTGCTGGGATGATGTTGTCCAGTGTTTGTGTGAAGTCCTCCGAGGACAGATGTTCCTGAAGACTTTCTCAAAGCATTCTCGGTTGTGTTCTGCTCTTGTAAAACTTGCTCGACTAGATTCACGAATTGTGTGCTCATTGTTTTGATTTCTTGCGTTTGTTTCTTTTCCGTTTTGATGTTCCTCCACGCGTCAAAATACCGCCGTACAAGCTTGCAGGCACCCTTGCATCACCCTTGGCGTAATTATCGCCACTAAACTCAGTTGCTGTCGTGACAACAGCCGGACCCATGACAGACTGAGATCCTCCTATCATCATGTCTTCAATCAGCACTTGTTCGACGAGCTTTTGAAATTCCATGATTTTATTTAAGGAATTTTGTTGAAATTTCACCTTTGCATGCGAACCTGGAGATCGACATACATTTCTGGACCAACTCCAGAAAAAGGATAGAGCAAACCAAAGCGTAAAAGCGGGTTCTGGTCGCAGAATAAACAAATTGCCTCCTTTCAACAACACTTCTCGATGTGCGTTGATTACGTGACCGTTGTCTGGCAACTCGCCAGGACCACTCAAGCCAGCTCTTATAGGACAACCGAGGGAGCATACTGATCATTTTGATCTTTTGAAGCTTGTTAACCCGACTGAGACTCGTTTTATACGGAATGCTTGGAGCGGAGGTTTCCCCTGTGATGGGGGACCTCCCTCCTTCGATCTGAGTTGCCGGAAACTTAAATTATCCTTCAGCAAGTTTGATAATTTCCCCTGGAAAATTTATGAACTGGAATTATGATTGTTTCGTGAAGAATTCAGATCAAAGAATGCTTGAGCACATATATGAGTCCATGAAAGCAACCGATTACGACTTCTTGCTCCTGGAGAACGTAGACAATTTCAATTGGAACAGATTCTGGGAAGTGTTTTCTGTTTGTCAGCAAGCCTTGCATCCTGTTTATGAATCCTTTGAGCGCATTGATCAGAATGAGACCACTGATCTATATGAAGTGATTGCGACCAATGGAATGAAATTCAAATTGAGTATTTCTTTCATGAGTAAGACATCAGTTTTGCCTCAGATCCTCAATTCTCGTTTCCATAATCTAGATAACCAGGAGTTCAATCAAACTCTTCGTGCTGCTTACGATCGTACCAATCAACCCATCATGAGCGTTTCGTTTCAAGATGAACAAGGAGAAATCAGAACTACCAACAAGCTAGGAAATTATGCCTTCTCTGTTATTCAGGGAATCAAAGATGCAATTGTTTTGAGCTTGCATGATCGAGGACACGAACTTCCTGATATCCTATTCTTTCATATCTTGAAAACAGAAGACAGGAAACTGAAGTTCTTCATTAATGTATTCGAGGAGAAATTTCCTAATTTTTGTCATTGCTTTGTTGACTGCAACTCCAACAAAACGTTTGATGTCGTGTATTTCCACTCTTGAACAGGAATGATTTCGTGTTTGAAATTCTTGATGTTTGTTGTATTATGATCTGATGTCAGAGAAATCTACAGTAGACTTGTTCACTGAGTACCATCAAAAAATAGAAGAATTTCTTAAAATTGATGAGATGAACATGAAGGAAGCTCAGATGCTTCTTCCTTCTGTTCGCCATTACTGGGTAGGAAGGCTCATGTTTCATAAACAACAGATCAACAAGCTCAAGAAGACGAAAGAGAAAGCTGCAAAGACTTTGAGAGAACGGCTAGAGAATGAATCTCCAATTGGATTGAGTCCCAAGTCCATATCAGACTCAGTCGCAAAGCATGAAATTATGCAGAAGATTGATGACGAAATTTTGAACAACGAATTGCTCGTCGAATACCTCACTAAGGTTGAGTCCAATCTCAGAGATACTCAATATGGAATGAACAATCTTACAAAGATCATAACTCTGGAGACAACATAATGAACAATTTTGACGAACTTTATCATTCTTTATTGTCTGAAAGTCCTATGCTTGCTGACCGTGAATATCGAGCAGAGATGAATGATCTCGAATTCAATGCATCTGAAACAAAGCAAATTGTCAATCAAGCTGTCTGGAAGGATACATACAAAAATTTGCATGTGTATAGTTATTTTCAAATATCAAGCAACAAGCATTGGGATCATTTTGTATTTGGTGATCAAACTCACGCAGCTGTTGTTTATGAAATCAAGAACAATGATTTTTGCTGCTGGGGAGTTTGGCAGAAATCTGACTGCAAGGGATTGATCGGGGACTTGTTTCTGAATTACTATGCCAAACAGGGTTATGATTCTATTGTTTCTGATCCAGTTGCAAATGAGCTTGGAAAGAGCTTTTGGAAGAAATTGATCAACGAGTTCATTGATCGAGAGTTC